GTAATGTTGTGGTGAATGTCGATGCCAATGGCAGCAACGTTGAAGGCAACGGTCAACAGGCCAATGCACTTGGCAAGGCAATCGGCATCGCCGTTCAGCAAGAGCTGATCAAGCAGAAACGTCCTGGAGGCTTGCTCTCGTAATGGCCACTTTCAACGACGCAACTGTTGGCACCAGTACAGGCGGCACCACGCCTGATTTTGGTGCGTCACGTAAAAGCCAACCTGTTGTCCGCAAGGTGCAGTTTGGTGATGGCTATGAGCAACGTCTGACCTATGGGTTGAATCAAAACCCACGCGTTTGGGATTTGACTTGGACAGCCAAGGACAGCACGGATGCCGATGCCATTGAGGCGTTCTTTGATGCACGCGCTGCTGACAACGCCAGCTTTGATTGGACGCCATTGGATGAAGCAACGGCCTACAAGTGGGTTGTAGAGAGTTGGTCGCGTGATCTGCGTTACGCCAACGTGAACACCATCACAGCCACCTTCCGCCAAGTATTTGAACCCTGATGGCGTACTCGGCTTGGGCTAGTTCAACTACTTATGCCGTTGGTGCGATTGTTCGCGCTAGCAGCCTGCAGGCATCCGGCCTCGTCTTCCAGTGCGCCACGGCTGGCACCAGCTCCAGCACTCAACCGGCGTGGCCAACAGACATTGGCAGCACCATTACGGATGGCACGGTTGTCTGGACAGCGATCAGCAGCGTCTACGAGGAGCTGGCCGCACTGGCACCAAGCGCCATCATCGAACTATTCGAAATGACGCTGGACACCACCCTGCACGGCAGCAGTGATACCTACCGCTGGCACAACGGCTGCAACGCCAACGTCAGTGGCAACATCACCTGGAACGGCAACGCTTACGCCCGCCTGCCCGTTAAGGCCGAGGGCTTTGAATACACCAACACCGGCACATTGCCACGCCCCACGCTGACCATCAGCAATCTGGACGGCACGATGACCACACTGCTGTTGCTGGTCAACGCCACCACACCCGGCAACGACCTCGGTGGCGCTACGGTCAAGCGCATCCGCACTCTCAAGAAATACCTAGACGGCGAAACCGCCGCAGATCCCCACGCCAAATTCCCAGATGAGGTCTGGTACGTGGATCGCAAGGCAAGCGAAAACCGCGACTCGGTGAGCTTTGAACTAGCCAGCAAATTTGACCTCGCTGGCGTGATGATTCCCAAGCGCCAAATTATTGCCAACATCTGCCAGTGGAAATACCGCAGCACCGAATGCGGATATACCGGCAGCATTTACTTTGACGCCAACGACAACAATGTGGCAACGCTGGCAGCGGATGTATGCGGCAAGCGTATTTCAAGCTGTAATGCCCGCTTTGGGCAGTTTGTCCGTCAGGCATCAATTACTGCTGGCAGCGATCAAATGATTGTTACTGGCGCAACATTTGGCGTTGAAGTTGGCGCCTCAGTAAAGGGCTTTGGCGTACCGAGCGGCACAACCGTATCGGCTGTCAGTGGCACAACCGTGACCATGAGCGCCAATGCCACGGCGACCACATCAATTACAAAAACCGGAACAATTCAAAGCAACCGCATTGATCTGATTGTTAGCAATACAACCGGACTTGTGATTGGCATGAAAGTTAGCGGACCAAATGTGCCGCCGAATGCAACGATCCTTTCAATTTCTGGAACGACGCTAACCCTTGGTCAGCCTTGGGATCTGTGGGATACCTTGACCGCTGTTGGCACTAAATCAGGCAATCTGGTTCCTCAATATACGCGTGTAACTGTATATCGCCGTGTCCTTGTTGGCGCCAATAAAGCTGGACCGCAATATCAAAATGTCCAAGGCTTTGAAACTCGGCTTGAACCGTACACAACCCAGATGAATGTAACCAATGTGTCATCGCTTGCGGTTGGTCAATATGTGACTGGTCCGGGTATTCCCAAAAGCGCCAAGGCTCAAATTTCTTCGATCAGCGGCAATAACGTCTACCTGAACTACTCGGCGCCTAACTCTGGCAGCACCTACAACAACTACGACTTCTACCAAATCCCAACCTTCACTTCGCAAACCTATTCCTTTATTGCCCCTGATCAGAACTACACGTTTAGGGACGTTGCGGTTTTGCCGTTCGGTTCCTTCCCTAGCGCAGGTTTGACCCAATGAAGTTATCCGAAGCCGTACAGGCTGCTGCACTGGAACACGCCAAGGCTGAGTTCCCCAAAGAATCCTGCGGATTGGTGGCGGTGGTCAAGGGTCGTAAGCGGTATTTCCCCTGCCGCAACATGGCCGAAACCCCAGACGAACATTTCGTACTGGATCCCGCCGACTACGTTGCCGCCGAAGAACAGGGCGAGATTGTGGCGGTGGTGCATAGCCACCCGAAGACCAATCCAGCACCATCACAGGCTGATCGTGTTGCCTGCGAAAAGTCCGGCTTGCCGTGGCACATCGTCAATCCCCAGACCGAACAGTGGGGCTATTGCGAGCCAGAAGGCTTTGAACTGCCCTACGTGGGGCGCGAGTTTGTGTTTGGCGTGGTGGACTGCTACACGCTCTGCAGGGACTGGTACAACCGCGAATTTGGGCTGAACCTCCGCGACTACGACCGCCGCGATGAGTTCTGGCTACGAGGTGAGAATTTATACCTAGACAACTTTGCTAACGAAGGCTTTTACCCGATCCCGCTGGAGGAGCTGCAATACGGCGACGCCATCCTGATGCAACTGCAGTCGCCCTTGCCTAACCACGCCGCCATCTACCTAGGTGACCAACTGATCATCCACCACGTTCAGAAACGGCTCAGTAGCAGGGACGTGTACGGAGGTTATTATTTGAAAAGCACCGCCCGAGTCCTGCGGCATGAAAGTCGTTAAGGTCTACGGCGCACTCCGCAAAAAGCTGGGGCAATGCCGGTTCCAGTTTGAGGCCGACACGCCAGCGCAGGCGCTCAAGGCACTTTGCGTCAACTTTCCCGGCCTTGAAAAATGGCTATTGGATAGCGAAAAAGACGGCGTTGGTTATCGCGTAACTCTCGGAAAAGAAAAAATTACCGAACAAAACGCCGTCTTAATTGCAGCCCCATTTAGTGAACGCGAAGTCTTCAGTATCACGCCCGTAATCGCTGGTGCAGGTCAAGGTGGAGGACAAATTTTGGCGGGCATTGGCCTTGTTGCGTTAGCGATTGTTGCAGCACCGTTGGGCGCTGGCTTCCTTGGTTTGGGAGCTGGCGCGTTTACATCTACGACTGGTGCAGCCCTTGTGACTGGGGCGGCTACAAGTTTTGGCACCACGGCATTTTTAGCTGGAGCGTCAACTTTGCTGGGCAGCCTTGGTGTTGCTTTGATTGCCAGCGGCATTGCTTCTGCGATTTCTCCCTCAGCTGTTCAATCCACGTCTACGTTTGAACGCGGACGCGACGCCGCAAAGTTTGAATCCTTTACTTTTTCGGGCATCGTCAACACCGAAAAGCAAGGCTTGCCAGTGCCAATTATTTATGGCCGGTGCTTCACCGGATCGTCTGTAATCTCTGTTGGCATTGACGTCGATCAACTGATATGACACGAATTATTGGCTCTGGTGGTGGCGGTGGTGGCGGTTGCTTCCTAGGGCATACGCTCGTCGCGGTTCCCAGCGGCCAACGCCGCATTGATGAACTACAGCCAGACGATCTAGTTCTGAGCTTTGACCACACCGGCGAAGTCCACGAAGCCAAGATCCTCAAGGTTCACGAACACGAAGGCGAGCGCGTCATTCGTTACACGCTCTGGGGCGGACAGCATCTTGATGCCACCCCGAACCACTGGGTTCTCAACCAGTTCAATGCGTTCGTCGAAATCAACACGCTCGGTTCTGACGACTGCCTCGTTGACCACAACGGCCACCTCCGCCCCATCGTCAGTAAAACCGAATTTTGCACTGGCACTGTCTACAACCTGACCGTCGAAGGCCATCACACCTTCATCGCTAACGGTGTTCGCGTCCACAATGCTGGCCTCGGTCTCGGTATCGCTGGTGCTGGTGGCGGCGGTGGTGGCGGTGGCGGCAAAGGTGCTGGTGGTGGTGCTGCACAACGAACCCCAACAGAGGCAGACGATTCGCTGCAGTCAGTCCAATACGCCAATGTGCTGGACCTTCTTGGTGAAGGCGAAATTCAGGGCATTGAAAACAGCACCAAGGGCATTTATCTCGATAGCACGCCAATCGTTGATGCCAACGACAGCCCTAACTTCACGGGCTACACCGTTGTTACCCGCAATGGCACGCAGGATCAGGCGGTTATACCGGACATCATTGGCACTGAAAGTGAGAACATCGTCAACGTTGAAATCACCAAAGATTTTCCTGTAACTCGTTCGATTGCCAACAACAACATTGACCGAATCCGCGTCACCATTGTTGTCCCAAACCTTCAACAGTTTCAGACCAACGGCGACATCCTTGCGACCAGCGTCTCGCTAGAGATCAAAGTTCAATACAACGGCGGCGGCTTTAACACCGTTCTTTCTGACACGATTGCCGGCAAAACCAGCAGCCGTTACCAGCGCGATTACATCTTTGAACTGACTGGCGCGTTCCCCGTTGACATCAAGGTCGTTCGCACCAGTGATGACGCCTCATCAGCTAGAACGCAAAACGAACTGTACTGGTACAGCTACACCGAAATTATTGATCAGCGATTCCGCTACCCAAACTCCGCACTTGCGTTTCTGCGCTTTGACTCGCGCCAGTTTAATAACATCCCAAGCCGCAAATATCTGGTTCGTGGCATCAAGGTTGCCGTCCCAAGCAACGCCACGGTTGACACCACTACGTATCCGGGTCGCATCACCTACGCCGGTGTCTGGGATGGAACTTTTGCCGCAGCAACATGGACAAACGATCCGGCTTGGTGCTTGTGGGATCTACTGACCAATACCCGCTACGGTGCCAGTATTCCCACCAGCAACCTTGACCGCTACGACTTTTATTCGATTAGCCAATACTGCAACGAGTTGGTTGATAACGGCAAAGGCGGCTTGGAGCCTCGTTTCTCGTGCAACCTGCTAATCAATAGCCGCGACGAGGTTTACAACGTCATCCAAGAGATGACCAGCCTGTTCCGTGGCATTGCCTATTACGGTGCTGGCTCACTTGTGTTGCAACAGGACAAACCCAGCGATTCGCAATACCTGCTAGGACCAAGCAACGTTGTTGACGGCATTTTTGTTTACAGCGGCACATCTCAAAAGGCACGTCATACCACCGCAACTGTTGCGTACCAGACCTACGAATCGCTTGGCGAAGTTCAATACGAATACGTTGAAGATGCAGGCGCCGTTTCTAAATACGGCATCATCAACAAAGACATCAAGGCGCTGGGTTGCTACAGCCAAGGTCAAGCGCACCGCGCTGGTAAATGGGCGCTGCTGAGCGAACAAAACCTGACCGAAACCGTCACTTTCTCGGTCTCAATCGACAGCGGCATCATCCTGCGCCCCGGAATGGTGATTGACATTGCCGATCCGATGAAGGCTGGGACACGCCGTAGCGGTCGCGTCAGCTCTGCTACCACAACTGCCATCACCGTTGACAGCAGCACCAATCTGACCGTCAACCTGTCCAACAGCCCAACGGTTTCCGCGCTGATGCCCAACGGCTTGGTAGAAACCAAAACCATTAGCAGCATCTCTGGCACAACAATCAACGTCAGCAGCGCGTTTAGCGAAGCACCCAACGCCAATGCCATCTGGCTGATTCAAACCAGCGATGTTGAAGCACAGCAATTCCGCGTTCTGAATGTCGCTGAGGCTGAAGGCGGGATTTATGGCGTAACCGCATTGGCGTACAACGAGTCCATTTACGCCTCCATTGAAGACGATCTTGTAATTACTACCCCGACAATTTCAACGCTGACCCAAACTCCGGGCGCCGTATCCAGCATTAACGGTTACGAATACATTTACGCCGAAGGAAGTAGCGCCCTTGTCGGCTTCCAGCTTGATTGGATTCCGCCTGCTGGTGCAGTCAATAACTACGTCGTTCAATATCGGATGGACGATGACAACTGGCAGCGAATCAATACAACCGCTCCATCAACTGCTTTAACCAGACTGCGTGAAGGCAGGCTCTACGTTCAAATCCAAGTTGAAAACGCCTTAGGCAAGACAGGTCCAATTTCAACGGCAACATTCGACTTGGTTGGCAAAACCGCTAACCCCGCCGATGTTCAAAACCTGCAGCTTGAAGTCCTGAGCGACAACACAGCACGCCTTAGCTGGGAACCATCGTTTGAAATCGACGTTGTAAATGGTGGTGCGGTTTACGTTCGCCACTCTGCCCTAACTGACGGCTCTGCTAGCTGGAACGATTCGGTTGACCTTGTTCCTGCACTTCCCGGAAACGCAACTACCGCCACAATCCCGTTGGTGGAAGGTGAAATCTTTGTTCGCTTTATTGATGATGGCGGACGCCTTAGCCCCAACGAAACCAGCATCATCATTGACCTGCCTGAAACGCAAGGCAAGTTAATCGTTCAAACTCGTCGTGAAGACCAAGACAGCCCGCCGTTCCAAGGCAGCCAAGTTGATGTTTTCTACGACGATGGCTATGACGCCCTAACGCTGGATGGCACTCAACTCCTTGACAGCGTCCCCGACGTTGATGCGCTGACTTCGTTCGACTTCATGGGCGACATTACGTCCACCGGCACCTACAGCTTCGCCAATGCACTCGATCTCGGCAGCACATTCTCACTGGATCTGACGCGCCACTTTGTTACCCGTGGTTTCCTGCCGAACGACACGCTAGATGGCCGCTCCGGTCTGGTTGACGATTGGCTGAACTGGGACGGTGCCGACGTGAACCGTGTCAACGCTGTCCTTAAGGTTCGCACCACTGACGACAACCCCAGCGGCACACCAACTTGGTCGGCCTATCAGGAGTTCATCAGCGGCACTTACAAGGCACGGGCGTTCCAGTTCCAAGCCGAGTTGCAATCCAACGACGTGGCGCAGAACATCCTGATCGACGAGCTGGGCTACACCGCCACGTTGCAGCGACGCACCGAAAACAGCAATGGCACGATTGCCAGCGGAGCAGGCGCCAAGGCCATCACCTTCGACAAACCGTTTTTCGTTGGTACGGCCAGCCTCGGCGGCGTCAACACCTATTTGCCCAGCATCGGCATTACGGCTTTGAACATGGGAAGCGGCGAATATTTTGAGGTCACCAGCATCAGCAGCACCGGCTTCACGGTCACCTTCAAAAACTCGGGTGGAACGGCGGTCAACCGTAATTTCAACTGGAGTGCGGTTGGCTATGGCCGAGGCGGCTAAAGTTGGACAAATACTGTCCTGGTAAGGACTCGGCATGGCACAACACGATTACGTGATCGCTAACGGCACTGGTGCTGCCGTCCGTTCCGATCTCAACAACGGCCTTTCCGCAATCGTCACCCAGAACAGCGGAGCGACCGAGCCAGCAACCACTTACGCCTTCATGCGCTGGGCGGATACGACCGCTGGCGTGATGAAGATGCGGAACAGCGCCAACAACGCTTGGATCACGCTGTACCAGTTGGATGGCGAGTGGACCAACATTGCCTTTGAAAACGGCACCGCCGCCGCACCGTCGATCTACTTCAAGGACAGCGGCACCGACACCGGTTTCTATTCGCCCGGCGCCAATCAGGTCGGAATTTCAACGGGTGGCACGGCTCGCCTGACCATTGACTCCAACGGCAACGTCGATATTGACAGCAACACGCTCTACGTTGATGCCACCAATAACCGTGTAGGTCTGGGGACTTCTAGTCCTGGCTACCGATTAACCGTCGTAGACAACTCTTCCGGCGTCCAAGGACGCTTTGAGTCTTCAAGCACTTCCGGAACAACACTGGGATTTCTTAATACTGCAACCAATGGTCGAAACTATCGCATTGGCTCAAACTATGTAACCGGCAACGGCGAATTTGCCATTTACGACGATACTGCAGCGGCAAGCAGATTGTTTATTAACTCGTCAGGGTCGGTAGGGATTGGCACTACTACAGTTACAGATAAATTAACTCTTGCACATTCAGACGCTACTGGCATTACATTTAAGGCCACAGGTACAGATGGCGCAACATCAGCAAAAATAACTTTTGAAGACACCGCAGGAGGAACCGGTGGCGTTCTGACGTTTGACCATAACGACAATTCCTTCAAAATTGCTACTGCGGGAACAACAGAACGCGCCCGCATCGACTCCAGCGGCAGGCTCTTAGTTGGCACGTCTTCGACTTCTGGCAATGCAGATGCTCAGACTGCGCTAATTCAAACCATTGGCAACAGCAGCGCAAGCTTCCAAGGCGGTCGCATAAATATCGGGCGAGCTGAGTTCTCAGCAAACATTACGTCTGGCGAACAGCTTGGCGGAATCTATTTCTCAGACGCACAATCAGGAACCTACGGTGTTATTGAGTGCGTGGCAGATGGCACCGGAGGCAGCAATGACTTTCCGGGCAGGTTAGTGTTCTCCACTACCGCCGATGGAGCGAGCAGCCCGACGGAGCGGATGAGGATTCGCAATGACGGTTCAATTTTAATTCAGCAAACAGCGCTTTCAAGCGCGTCCGACGGTTGTTATTTTAACGCCAATACTCCTGCTAATTTTCATCAATTACTTTGCCACAGTACCGCGACTTCAAGCCTGGCCAACTTGTACCTTAATCGGCAAGGATCTGATGGCACTTTAATTGACTTTAGACAGGCAGATACGACTGAGGGATCCGTTTCCGTTTCTGGTACCACTGTTAGTTTTAATGGTGGCCACCTATCGCGCTGGTCGCAATTGCCTAATGAGGAAGATCCTTCAAGCATCCTAAAAGGCACCGTGATGTCAAACCTGGATGAGATGTGCGAGTGGGGTGAAGAAGACAATGAACAACTTAACAAAACCAAAGTAAGTGACGTTGAAGGCGATCCTAATGTTGCTGGTGTCTTTGTCGCCACCTCGTTCTCCGAAGACGGTCCCCTGGATTTCTATCTGGCAATGACCGGCGACATGATCATCCGCATTGCCGAAGGTGTCACGGTGCAGCGCGGTCAACTTCTTATGTCTGCAGGAGACGGAACTGCAAAGCCTCAAGGTGATGGGTTTGTTCAGGACAAGACCATCGCCAAAGTGACCAGCACTCACGTCACCTGCACCTACGACGACGGCAGCTACTGCGTCCCCTGCGTTCTAATGGCTTGCTGAGACACAGAAGTCCTACTCACTACTCATGACGCGCTCCTTCTCCGAACTCACTAAGGACTTCGATCCTGAGCGCCGGGAGCGCATTGAAC